AGGATTGAGTGCTCTCAATGCAACAGGCGCTAGAGCAGCAACTAGTGCAGCCCAAAGATCTTTTGGATCTGTTACGCCAGCCATGTAAAGTGCAATTACTGAACCAAGGACAGATCGTCCGTATGATGCAAGCATTGCCTTTGCCTTATCGTTTAATAAGTTATTCATTATTCCTCCTAGGATATAATCTGTGTTAGTGTTTTATAGCCAATCCATAAACCAATAATTCCTGCGACTCCCGCAAAAACTGGTGGTGCTGGTACTGGCAATTTGAATGCTGCGAACACAACACCGCATCCAAAACCTGTTAATGTTGATAGGATAATATCCTTCATTTAACTTCCTCTTCTTCTTTTGGTAATAGTTTAGTTAGTTCATCGTATGCTTTTGTTATTTTTTTAAGTGAATTATAGTTTGGTTCCATTGATATAAGATCCCCATACTCTTTAAAGTAATTAATTTCTGGTTCGATATCAGTTACAAACTTGGTTAAACCTACCTGAACTTCTTCAATATATCCAAATGCCCAATCACGAGAATCAGACAAAAATTTAATAAAGTTTTCTTTGTGAATATCGCTATCATTCTTAAACTCAACATTGTTAGTAGCGATAAACTCTTCCAAGGTTTTATTATCAATAAATAATTTTGCACATTCTTGTGTTAGTCTTGCTAACTTTTTAAGAGTAATAGAGTATGCAATTGCAAAAGATACACAGAGTGTAGACAAAGAAATCAAGATGATACTATTAATCATTTTAATGCCTCTCTAGTTACTAACACAATCGCACCTTCCATCTCTAATGCTTTTTTCAGATTAACAACGTATTGCAAGGCTTGGATCTTATCATCATGAGCCATCCTTACAAATTGCCTTTCATCTAATTTTACAGTAAGAAAGGCATCGTTGTCAATAATTGTGACGCTAAAACCCTTCGGAGCCTGTATTGAATGAAAGGCTTTACGCATAGAATCTGTATACATTTATTTCTCCATTGTTAAAGAAGACCAGGTATTAGCCCAATCAATCTTTGACCTATGATTATTAAATTCTCTAGATATGTCGCCACCTTCTAGGTAAACTCCACCCCAGATGCCCCACTCTTTGCTAGAAACACCAACTGCAAAACATTGTTTTGCTACTGGGCATCTACCACAAATGGAATCTACTCCTGGTCTAAGTGTAGGATCGTCTTCATACTTTTCAAAGAATAGATTAGTATCAAGACCTAAACACTCAGCATTGTCTTTCCAAACATGCTGTTTCATGTTTACATCCTATATTTATTTGGAATATCCCAGCCATTGCGATCCAGTTTAAATACTCGTTGTGTGTACCACTGACCATTGACTCTTACACCGTTGACAGCAGTCCTGCCCATATCGGTTCTCTTACGTTCTGCAACATCCCAGCCTACCCATGCGAGAGACTTATTAGATGCTACAAGTTTTTCCATTGCTTCTAACTTATTAATTACCATTTTTATTCTTTCTATTAGTAACGGAAAATTCCGACTTCAATATTATTTTGTTCAGCAAAATCAACTAACCTTGAGTTAGGCTGTTTAGGTTTACTAAGGAATGCAAAATAGTTAACGTGGTTCATATTATCTTCTAACCATGCGTTAGCAACTTTGTAAAACTTAATCTTTCTTCCCCTTGCTTTCATACCACGTTCTGATAGGTTTGAAAACTCTGAAACAAAAGAATTAATACGAGCAGGCCCAGCAGAATAAATTACAAATTCTTTGTCATCATCTGACATACCAGAGAGTGCAACCCCCATGGCACGAATGAAGACTGTGTAATCATCAAAGTCATTCGTTCCCTGCACTGCTACTATCATCTTTTTCTTTTCCATTCTTTAGGCTATCCAGGATGAATAGCATCTTATCAATATCTCGTCTAGACATATGTTCTATATCTACTGGCTCTGCGGTATCAGGTAAAACCTCACCCTCAAAAGCCTTTGCTACATAAAAGGTATTGTTTGATACCCAATATGCCTGCTCACCCATAACGATTACCTTAATCATATCCTTTTCTCTACGTTTTGTCAACTGAGAAGGAGGTTTTTCGTTATTAGATATGTCCAAAGAAAAGAAATATTTAAGCATCCTATGCATATCGCTTTGGCGATACAGCGTCCTAGAAAATACTTTTCTGCTTCTATTCTTTATTACTTTAAGTATAGCCCAAGAAGCAATCAATGTCAAGGCGACTATGAGTATCTCTAGCATAGTTGCTCCTTAACTATTCTGACTTTGGTTTTTTGTCTATTACCGTTTTTGTTGCTGGAACAGCCTGATCATTGCCATTAACTAAAATAGCCTTATTTAACTTAAGTTGTGTTTGCAATAAACTAAACTCAAGATCAGACGATCTTTGCTTATAAAATGTAACTAATTGTATTAATTCGTCTCTACCCAAATCTTCCACCGCTTTACCCCTTTCTGAAACTAAATGCGCTTCCTATCCACGCTTTTTCTGTTTTATTTTTTTCTCTTTCAACTATTGAACGGCTCCACGTAAACCCAGCGTCTCCGCCCCAAGCATCCCACATAATTCTACCGTTTGATGGATTGCTTGTATTATAAAAGTCTTTACCTTTTTTATCTACTTCATGACGAGAAAAGAAAGAGTACATACGCTTAACTGTATCAAGAGACATTGCAGAACCATTTACGATATCTGTTGCTCTTCCCCAGCCCACAGGTGTTCCTGCTCCTGTTGCCTTACCTTCTTCTTTCCACTTAAGTGCACGACGTGCTGCAGCCTTCATGCCAGAGGTAGGGCTATATGTATCAGCCATTACTTCATAAATCCTTTTGGATCAAAAGAGCCATCCCAAATACTTTTTGTTGCTGTCATAGAGTCAGACTTGTATGTTCCACCACGACGCTTATACTCTTGAACTACCCAAGAGTTTGCAACTGCTGATGGATAAACATCAAACTTATCCTTTGCTGCTTGTACCACTCTTGCATACAACTTTGGATTAGATGGCGTTGATCCACCTCTACGTGGCTCAATAATTTCGCTATAGTTCGGCTTCTTTGCTTTACCAATTGAATTATCATATGCATCCATAGAGTCTGGCTTATCTTCCATGTCTTCTTCTTTGCAAACTGGACAATTTTTACAGTTTACATTAAGTTCTTTACATGTTGGACAACCGCATCCTTCATACTCTTTATTCATATCATCTTTTTCTTTTTCATCTTCATGCATTGATTTATCCATACCAACATTAGATTCAAGAGATGGCATAACCATTAGTTCAGACGCTTTGTGCCCCATAAAATATTCAGTCTCTTCTAAACCGCCATCTTCCATTTCAAAGAGTTGCATTAGTATTGCTGGATCTTCAGCAGAAGCAACAATAGAATACTCTGATCCAGGGAATCCAAGCATTCCATCTCTCATTACATGAATAACACGACCAACATGAATTTCATCTTCATGCCCAGCCATAACCATGTCGCCTTCTTTAACTTCATGCATACTTTTGCCTATATTTCCTTCACTGCGATTAATAGCATAAATTTGTGCAGCGGCTTCTGCTCTTGTTGTATGGCATCCCATTACTTCATTGGTACCCTCTTTTAGTGCAGGGAATCCAGAACATCCGTAAGAACCTTTTGCTCCGACTCTATATGGCATAGTAAACCTCCTAAGTTTATATACTGATTATATCAGACTTTGCGCTGTAGGAGTCTTACGATCTCAAATAGAGACCATCTCTCCTGCTTAGAGAGGTTTTTAACCTCATCCTTATTCAGAGCCTTGATAGTTAGTGTTATTACTGGGTCTGGTTGGAATAGGTCTAGATTAATAAACCCCTTTTCCCATAAGTTCATTATCTCAGAATTTACGTTATGCATATGCTCTTGGTATAACTCTGGCATGATCTCTTTGATCTTTGGAGTAAATGAATAGAGAAGTTCCCCTGTATCATTATCCATAGCAGCAACCTCAAGCCCACCATCAAGAATAAGTTTATTAATCATTTCACTATCGTCATAGTTTTTCATTTAATAAATTTTTCCAAATCATTTCTAGTTTGTGCACCAGTAACTCTAGCGACTTCTTTACCATCTTCAATTCTAATAAAGGTTGGGATTGACTTAACTTCAAACTTTCTTGTTAACTCCCCTTCGGAATCTACATCAATTATCTGAAACTTAACATCAGCCTGATCCCTACTTAACTCTTCAACGATTGGTCTAACCTTCTTACAAGGCCCACACCAGTCTGCTGTAAAGTAATATACCTGTGTCACTTACCAGACTTCGCTCTCGCTTTTTTAAGAGCCTCAAAATCTTTAACCTTAGTGTCACCCATATATCCCCAAGCATAGCCATCATTGATCATCTTATCATTCAAAGATTCTGTATCATCATTGACATATACCCAACCAAGAATACGACCATACTTTTCTGATGAGTCCATTTTTTCTGTCTTAATAATTACAGACTTAGCATCTTTAAGATACTTTTTTAAATACTCTTTTGACTCAAGGCCAAGAACCTTTTCAGCCTTATCTGATGTACGAGACTCAGGTGTATCAATGCCAGCCAATCTCACACGGGACTGAAACAAAATATCAAACCCTAAATCAATAAGAACGTCAATGGTGTCTCCATCTACAACGTTCTCTACTTTTCTTACATAATATTCATACATTAGTAGTCTTTGCCTTTCGCTTTGTTTTCAACTAACTTCTCACGCTCATCAATGATTGTAAGCATAAAAGCCATCATTTTAGCGTATCCTTCTGCATTATCCATAATCTTATTATAGTGATGACCACAGAACATTAGGTCTCCATTAAGCCCAGTTACCTTAACTAAAGCCTCTGCTGCACATGAATCACAGCGATCAGTTGCCTTAAGTACCCATTCTTTTTCTACAATTTCTTCTGTAATCATTGTATTCATAGTATACCGCTACTTTCTATTATCTGTGGAATAAAATCCACTACCGTTGAAAACTGCTCCTACACTTGAGTATACACGTTCCAGTGGTAGAGTGCAAGTTTCACACTCATACCCTGGATCGTCTTCTTTAATAGAACGTTGTTTGATTACAATGCCATCACATTTTCCTGTGCATTTGTATTCATATACTGGCATTTACTTGCTCTTTAGTGCCTTAAATGTAATAGCATCTACGACACCATTTGCAGAAAGTTTATTAGATACTTGGAATGCCTTTACAGCCTTCTCTGTACCTGGACCAAAATCACCATCAGCCTTAAGGCCAAGAAGCGTTTGAACATTCTTAACTGCTTGACCCTTAGAGCCTACCTTAAGTGGTTTGAACGCTGCTGGTGCAGCCTTCTTTGCCTTTGGTGCGGGTGCTGGTGCTTCAGTTGTTACTCCAGCCTTAGACAGCAATGGAGCATTTTCTTCTCCAGCATAAACTGGACGACCCCAACCAACTACTGCGTTAAGGATACCCTTCTTATTCTTTACATAAGCACGAGTCTTTTCTACGCACATTCCGCCATTGCGTTGGTCTCCCTTTGCAGTTCCTGAAGTATTTCCTTCAATAACTTGGATAGTACCATCGCCATTATTCTTAATGCAAAGACCAACATGTGAAATACGATTTACACCATCATCTGGGAAATCAAAATAAATCCAATCTCCTGGAGTTGGATCATCGTTACGAGCATCTGCCCAACGACCCTGCTTCTTAAATTCATCTGATGCTGCAACTGTTGATGCAGACTTTGGGAACTTTGCTACTCCTGCAGTGTGTGCACACCAAGAAACGAATGACTGACACCATGGCTGGAAGTTTACCTTCATCCATGCGCCGTACTTTGTTTCGTTATCTTTTGGACCTTCGATAGTTCCAACTTCTTTCTTTGCAATTTCAATGATTGCTTCTACTGAACCTTTAACCGCCATGTTGTTCCTCCTATTAATTGGCTATATATCAATTATAGCATTATGCGCTTTTCTTTGTCAATCTTTCATGGGTTCTTACCCTGTGACAGTTTGCACATACTACTTCACATTTTGATATTTCTTTTTTAATTGCTGCCCAAGAAAATCCATCATGAATCATTCTTGATATATTATATTTTTTATCTTTTAAGTGATCAAAATCTAACATTATATGATTAGTTATTCCGCAGTCTACACACCCACTCGCCTCTTTGATTTTTCTTAGGCGATCTTTGAATTGCTGTTTATTAAAAACTGCCAATTCTTTATCTGACATAGATCTTAATTATACACCTAAGTAGAATGCCCTACACAGGTCTTCCAGGCACAATAGCCACGGTCATATAAATGGGTAACTAAACCATCTCTAAGGTCCTGTGTAGGGACTACCTATATTGTACTACTTGATTTCGATCTTCTTAGGCTTCTTTTCTTCAGGAACAATGCGCTCTACGTTAATATGTAGCATACCGTCCTTCATATCTGCCCCAGTTACCTCCATGTATTCACCAAGAGCAAATGATCGTGTGAACTTACGACCAGCAATACCCTTATGAACAACTTCAGCGTCTACTACTTCTACAATCTCACCCTTAATATTAAGTGTTCCATTATCTATTGAAACATCAATATCTTCTTTGGTAAATCCTGCAATTGCTAGAGAGATTCTATATGTATCTTCATCTAGTTTTAGGATATCGTAAGGCGGATATGACTGTGAGTTTATCCTGTGTGCATTATTAAGACGGGCTAGGTCTCTGTTAAAGCCAATAAAAAAAGGATCATTGAATAGATCCATAGCAAGTTTTGTTACCATTTTATTCCCCTTTCAAGCGAATAAGTTAATGTACCCCCGCAGGCAGTACAAATCTATTATATCAAACTTTTGAGCGACTAGCGAGAATCGAACTCGCACATTAACCTTGGCAAGGTTACGCACTACCACTATGCAATAGTCGCTTGGCTGGTCTGGCAGGTCTCGATCCTGCGACTTGCGAATTAACAGTTCGCCACTCTACCAACTGAGTTACAGACCAAAACCTTTTAGCCTAAAATATCAACAAAGGCTGTTGTTTTAACCTTCTCATTTTCTGCAGGCTTAGACTTAGAACGAAGTAGGTCAAGTGTAGACTGGTATGAACCAGCATATGACTTAGCCCAGTAGGATGCAAAGGCTGCTGTTGAAGCAGATGTTCCTAGCACATTCTTGTTATTTACTGTATAGTTGCCAAGGGCAAAGAAGTCAACTTCCAAACCACTGTTTCCATATAGAGCAATACGATTAGACTTATCTGTAGCCCCTACTGCAATTGCTTCTGCAATACATGCTGGGTAGTCTACACGAGAGTAGTCATAGTTATTGCCAGTAGCAAAGATTGTTGCCACATTGATACCCTGCAACTTTACGATGCTATCACGAAGAGACGTATGTACTGGACAATAGTTTGCACCAGTCTTTAACTTGTGATGCCCCATAGAGGCTGATGTTGCAACAATGTTGAACTTGTCTTTGTTGTTTGCTACCCAGTTAAGAGCATCGATAACTGCAAATTGTGAATATGTAGACTGCTTACCAGTCTTAACTACCATTGGAACAACACGAATAAAAACAATATTAATATCTGGATTTACTTGTGTTGCAATTGATGCCATAATTGTTCCATGATCCCAGCCATTGGAATAAACTTGTGGCACAGGAAGTGTTGCTGAGCCTGAACCTTCTTGGAATGATTTACCATTTGGGCAACGCATTTCTTCCATTACGCATACTTCATGAACAATTTTACCCTGAAGTTGAGGTGCTGTTGAGTCAATTGCTGTATCAATAATTGCAATTGATGGCTTTGGTTGTGCTTGTGCGTTTTGCAAAGATGCAAAACCTAATACTAAAACAATCCCCACTGCTATTTTTTTCATTTTATTCCTTTATCTTAAGTACTACTTGGCATGGGTCGCCTCCTGCTTCCCATTCGGATTCTTCTTCTTCAGTCATAAAGGGATCACCTTCATGAGTATTACAGAACGGTTCTGTTATCCATCCCCGCTCAATTCCATTATTTAACCAGATTTCAAACTCTATGCTATCTTCATCATGAATCATATTCTAAGTATACCTTTAAATGCTTACCACGTCAACTGGACCCATACATGACGGGCTAAATTTAATTGCTGCAGATACCGCAGAGACTACACGATTTCTTGCATTCTTTTGTTTATCAGTTGCATAAAGAACGCCATAGGCATACTCTGCTCCTGAACCCATTGCAAGGTACGGTAATGTATATTTAGATAATGACATATCAGCAGAACTATGCTCGTAAATTTCTCCACGAACTGCAATAATCAAACCAAGATCACCATCTTTTGATGTATCTACCCAGAACTCATTATAAAATTCTTTCAGTTCTTTTACAAACTTGGTCTGCATAAACTTATCCGTATCTTTAATATTTGGGGCAGTAGGTTTAAAGTTATATCGGATTCTTTCCCCATCCATGGCTCCAGCATATCCAATTAGATACGGACCAATTTTCCAAACCTTTGGCGCATCAAGTGCTAGAATAGTGCCATCATCAGATGCACCACGATCACCAGCCATGTAAACCTTATCGTCTTGTTTAACTACAGCGATACAAGTCATGCAGAAACCCCTCCCAAACAGATATATTTAAGTATACCATTGCCTGGAAGGGGCTGTCAAACATGTCTATATATGACTAATTATGCTGTCTTTGATCTTTTTC